TATAGACGGAGTTCAAAAAGCAGTTCCTTATTATGCTTTATCATAATTTAGGAGAATTTAAATGGAAATAAATTTAACACAAGAAGAACTTGATGCTTTTGTTGAAATGGGAATAGATAATATTGAAAATTATTTAAAATCTATAGCTTCTTCTTATATTACCCAACAAATAGATAAAAATTTAGAAGAAAAATCTTTAGAAGATAAAAAGAAATTACTTACTGTTGACACATCTAAAATAAATTTGGAGACTTAATATGGCAAAATATACAAAATTTAATGCAGGAATGGAAATTGCAGATATAGCTTCTAATGAAGGTGGATATAATTATTATGGTTATGTTCGCTGGGGTGCTAATCCAGTATGGGGAATTTTAAGAGAAAAAACAGATCAAACTGAATATCGTTGGGCTATTGGTACCGCAGATTATTCTACAAATTGGACAGGTCGTGCAGGATTAAATTATAAAAGAGCAAATGCTTTTTCAACAATGAATACATAATTTGATTTTTAAGGTAAGGAATTCATGCAAAAAAGGTTAAGTCAAAAAGAATTGGCTCTTGCAGAGGCGTGGTTTGACCCCGTTATGTGTGCCGAAGCTTTGATTCCAGAGAATATAAAAGCACCACACCGATGGCCTAATTGTAAGAAATTAACATTTCGACCTTATCAATTCGCCATGTTGGATTATAGTCACATGTATGTTAATGACCCGGATTTAAATCCGCAAACGAATTTTCAGGCAAAAGTAGGTGCTGGCACTTGTTATAATATTTCAGGTCGCAATTTGGGAAAAAGCTTTATTTCCGTTATTAATTCATTTTTGGCTTTAATTCATGAAGTTGGAACTGAATCTGGTGTTTTTTCGTTTGATTATAAACATTTGAAGAAAATTTGTTATCCAGTTATTACGTTGGCGAATTTTCATCCGTTCTTTCAAATTTTTAAACGTAAAGGTGGAAAAGAAGGTATCACTCTTTCACAAGGTGGAATGGAAATTAATACTTTACGAGGTCATGTAACATGGGGAAAAAATGAAAAAATTGATTCTCCTGACCCCGGTCAAGAGTATCATTCGCTTCACTGTAATAGAATAATTTATGAAGAATTTTCGTATGCCAGTAAGAAGGGTGAAGAAAAAAGAGTCGATGCTGTTTCTAGTTTAGGTTGCATTGAACAATTTAGCGGAATTCCTGATTCAAGAGTTGGTTCACCTTTAGGTGACATTTTAAATGATAGGTCGAAACGAGCGTGGGTTGTTAGATTGCCTCAGTATGTCCGAGATGATTTTACATCAGTAACTTTAGAAAATCAAATAAAAAAGTATTCTGGAATTTCTTCTCATGGTTTTCGGCTTAATGTTTTGGCGGAATACATACCGGGTGCAGAAGGTTATTTTGATTGGGAACGTATAAGAAAACATTCTTATAATCCAAAAAAGCGGTTAAAGTATTTTGAAATTGGTAAAAAAGATTTTGAATCTATTTCTACGGTTAAAAAAGATGATAATTATTGGCCTAAGTTTTTTGACATTATTAAGAAGAAGTTAATTTTAGATGCTTATCCGGGTAAGTTAAAAATTTGTGCTTCCGATATAGGAACGACTGGTTCAGCTAGTGAAGTTTGTTTGTTTTTTGGTGATGATAAATTATTAAAATGGACGCACCGAATTCCGTTAGTAGATTTGACTACACAAGAACAAGCAAGAGTTTTTTATTATATTTATAAAAAATTAAATGGTTGTTTAATTGCACTTGACGCAACTAATTCGGATGGTAGGTCAATTTTAGATGATTTAAGAGCAATGGGAATTCCCGAAGAACATTTAGTAGAATGTCATTTTAGAAAAAAGATTGATGTTGGTTTTGTTGAAGACTCTAAGGGTAAAGTAAAAACTGATTCTAAAGGAAGACCAATAATTCGTCAAGAAGACCCTTTAGAATGGGCTAATAGCGAATTAGAAAAAATTTATTATAATGGATTGATGGAAATTCCACATGATGAAATATTTATTCATGAAGTTCAATCTTATTTTTGTGTGAGAACTGGAAATCAATTAAAATTTGGTTCATCGACAACAAATCACATTCTTCAATCTCATCAAGTGTGTGCATTGGCAAGATTTTTTAATGAAACAAAAAAGGTTAAATCGTCTGGTAATAATATTTACGCAGGTGGGTTTTAAAAAGGAGAAATCATGTCTGATATAAGAAAAGAATTATCATGGAATGCAATTTTGAATCGCTTGCAGGGTCTTGGAGCTAAAATTGAAGTTCCTGCAAAATTTAAAGATCAAGTCAACGAAATTGATGGAATTCTTGCTAATGATAAAACAGGTTTGATTTCTACTATTTATGAATTTATGGTTGCCACAGGAAATACAGATTTTAATATAATCACTGATAATCAAAATGTTACTAATCTTTTAAAAGGTTGGGCAAAATTTGAAGTCAATAAAAATGTAAATGTTGACATTCCAAGAGGAATTCGGGGAGTGTCTGAACAATTTTTGCGTGAAAGATGGCGTAGTTCATTTATTATCGCCAAAATTTTATGGGATGAAGTTGATGGTTATGAACTTCCTTCTTCTATTACATTACTTGAATCAAAAAATGTAGAAGTAGTAAATGAAAATAGTTTAAAAAGTAGAACTTATTCTATTCCAAAAAACAATGATAGTAAGGAAATAATTTCTGATAATAATTTAATGGGCGCATCTTACATTGTTCGTAAACCATTTAATGCTTGGAAAGATATAAATGTTACGCCTTATTTAGTGAAAAAAGGTGTTCTCTATAATGCATTATTGAAAACTGCTTTAAAAGAAAAACAAGCAGACATTCTTGAAGAAATTATACCTTATTTATTAATTTTAAAAGCTGGTGATAGAAATTTAGTTGAACAGCATTTGCTTGGTGATTTAGATAATCAATTAACTAAATTAAAAAATAGCATTCGTACTTATAAAAGAGATCATGAATATAGAGCAAAAAAAGGCGATTCAATTTTTAAGGGTCGTTATGATGTCGAGTTGCAACATTTTCTTCCTGAATTAGATAAAATATTTAATGAAGCAGTAATGCGACCAATAGATTTAGACATGCTTTATGGTCTTGGTTTGATTGAACTTCAAGGGTTTGGAACAAGACAAGAAGCTATTATGAATCCAAAAGTTCTTTTTGAAGAATTGACTGATGCGGTTGGTGATTTAACAGAATTTTATGAAGAAATTATTGCTCAGATTATTGAAAGAAATAAAACAAAACATCCTAAAGACATGAATCGTAACATTCGCATTATTCCTAAACCAATTAAAGGAATTTTGACGGATGATATTAAAAAGTTAATTAAAGATTTTGCAAACACTGGACAGTTAGCTATTGAAGATTCTTTTGAAGCATTACCTAACGGTTTTGATTATGAAGTAAGTAAGATGCGACGAGAACAAGAACGTGAAAACGGAGCAGAAGATTTATTTTTCCCAAGAGTTATTTTAAATCAGGATAGCAATGATTATCCAACAAGACCAAATACAACTCCACAGGAAATTCCTCAAAAGAAAAAAGATAAAGAAGATGAGGAAGCAAAAGAAGAAGTTGTAGAGGCTCCTTATACAAAAGATAATTATCCATCTCAACTAAAAAACCTTCCAGTTGGAGCAAGAAATTTATGGATTAAAACATGGAATGCGGTTTATAAAGCAACAGGGAGTGAAGACAAAGCCCGTCAAGCCGCTTGGTCAAATGTAAAAAAGCAGTATAAAAAAATTAAAGATAAATGGGTAAAAAAAGAAAATGCTTCTTTAAAGATTATTGATGATTTATCTGAAGAAGTTAAAGCCGTTTTAACTATACCAGAACAAATAACATTGGTTAAAGAGGATTAAAAAGGTTAGGTTTTAGATAATGTACAAAGTTATTAAGACTAAATATATCACTGTAAATTGTGAAATTTGTAAAAAGAAAATTACAATCCCACATTATTATTTTAAAAGAAGTAAACATCATTATTGCAGTCAAATTTGTTATCATAAAGGTAAATCAGTTTTTAATATAAGTAAAAAGATAAGATTTAAATGTGAATACTGTGGTAAAATATTTTTTACATATAAAAATAGAAGATTCTGTAAGTATATTTATTGCAGTTTAAAATGTGCTTATTTGGATAGAAAAAAGAAAATAGGACAATTAGCCCCTAATTGGCAAGGGAAAACAAAAGAATATATCTGTTATACTTGTGGAAAAAAATTTAAACGAGCATCTAGTACAGTTAAAAATAATAAAAGTAGGCATTTATTTTGTTCTTTAGCATGTGCATATAAGAAAAATCATCCTTATAAAAAATTTCAATATAAAAATATTTATTTTCGTTCATCGTGGGAATCTCTTTTTGCTCAGTGGTTAGATTTGTCTGGAATAAAGTGGGAATACGAACCTAAAACTTTTAATTTGGGAAAAACAACTTATTTACCTGATTTTTATCTGCTCGAATTTAATTGTTGGATTGAAATAAAAGGTTGGTGGCGAGATGATGCGAAAGAAAAATTCAAACAATTTAATAAAAAATATAATAATTTAAATATAAAACTTTTTGATAAAGAAAAATTAAAACAATTAGGAGTTATTTAATATGAGTAGAGAATCTATCGTTGCAAAAACCCAAATTTTATCTGCAAATACAGAAGAACTTTTTGCTGTTGCAACATCAAAAGGAATACAAATGCCTCATCCTGCATTAGCAATTTGGTCATGCTTGCTTTGTGAGATTGAAGAGGCAAATGAAAATGGTGTTAGATTAGGTTTAGAAGCATCTATTGATGCTGTAAAAACTGCCACAGGTTGTCAGATAAATTTTCAACATAATAAAGCAGGTTATATTTGTGGAAGTATTATTGATGCTGAAATTAAAAATCAAAAAGATATATGGATAACCTGTATAGGGTTTAAAAGTATTTATCCTGATGAATTTGCCTATGCCGAAAAATTAATTAAGCAAGGTAAATTAGCCATGTCTTTTGAAATTTCTGCTGACGTGGATTCACAAGATAAATTACAAGATAAAACAAGGCGAATCAACGATTATTATTTTACTGGTGCAGGGCTTTTGTTAGGCGTTCAGCCAGCTTGTCCGAAAGCATACGTTACTGAAATGGCGCAAAAAATCGAAACTGAACGCAGACAATTAATTTGCGCTTCAAAATCAACCAATTCAATCATTGATGCTATTTTAAGAATTTTACCAGCCTCAGAAAGCATTGATGCTAATTATAATTGTGAGTGTTTAGAATGTGGAAAAAAATTATCATCTGACCAGCACTGTAAAGACATTAAATGTCCTTCATGCGGTGGTGAGATGAGAAGAGAAAATAGACCTAGCAAATCAAATCAAGCTAGTGGAGAAAATAAAGGAGAAAATAAAGTGGAACTGAAAGAATTAAAAGAAAAACTTATTGCCGAATTAGGCGAAGATGTTGTAAAAGATTGGACTGACGAAGATTTTCAGAATGAAGAAAAAGTTGCTGAAGCTCGCAAATCAAAAGAAGAAGCTTCTGAAGAAAATGATGAAGCAAAACGAGTTTCTGAAACTGAAACACAGACTAAAACTACTGCTACGGTTGAAGATGATAATAAAGAAACTGTGGTCGAGGAACAGCTTGTAATTCAGAAAGTTGACGGAAAAGAAGTTTATCGCAGAAAAACGAATGAAGAACGTATGTATGCTCAAGCCGATGTTGATGCTTTGCAGAAAACTATTGATGAATTGAAAGCTTCTTTGGAAGCTAAAGATTCTGAGATTGAAGAAGTTCGTGCAAACGCTGAAAAAATCGGTCAGCTTAAAGTGCAGTATAAAGACAATGAGTTTACTGCTGAATTTAAATCTGAAGATTGGCTTGATGAAGCTAAAGTTCAGGAAGCAGTTGCCAAAAAAGAAACAGCAGAACTTATTGCTAAAAATAAAAAAGAATTAAAAGAAAATGAATTTGCTAAAGATTTTTCAGATGAAGATTATGCTAATTCTGATAAGGTTGAATTGGCTAAAATTAAAGCTGAAAATAAAATATTAAAAGAAAAGAAAGAAACTGAAGAAGCCGAAGCAGAGGCTAATGAAGAGGAAGAAACAGTTGAAGCCACGAAAGAAGATGATTTGGATACTGGCGCAGATGCAGAAAGACAGGATGAATTTGCAAGTATCAAAGACCCCATTGTAAGAATGATTAAGAGAGACAAGAAAAGAAAACAGGAAAAACTTCAAGCAAAAAGAAATAAGTAAAAATTAAGTTGTTTAAAGGAGAAAAAACAATGAGTAACGAAAAAAGAGACATTCAGGAAGCTAAGAAGAGAATGAGAGCGTTGGTGGCAAGTCCTACTCGTAATGAAGAAATTGCTAAGATTATCAATGAAACCTACGACCCGGAAATGCCTATTAATGAAGTAATTACTTCTATTTTTAATTCTGGTTCTGCTGAACCTTTTGAAGATGTCTATTACTTTGTTCCTACGCTTCCTACGAAGGAAATCTATGTAATCACATCGAGCTGTGCAGTAACTCACAGTGTAGTTTCGCCATCGTCTAAGCAAACACTGTCTTTTACCAGTGCTTGTACTCCTGACTATTACATTTGTCTGGATGATTTATTGAATGGCGATCATAATGTTCTTGATCTTTATGGTGAAGACATTATCGAAGCTTTGAATCGCTATGAAATTTATGCGGTTATTGCTTTGCTGGCGGCTGGTGCATCTGCAAGAGGCAACACTTTCGCACCTGATTCTGGTGATGATAATCTTACTTATCTTAAAGCTTATGAAATGAAAAAGGCTATTCGTAAGTATGGTCGTAAGATGGTATTGATTACTGGAACCAATGTTACGGAAGATGTTGATTTGATGGATTATAACGAAGATAAAAATCGTCCTGTTAGTATTAAGGATATAATCGACGTTCATATTCCAATTGAATCTCTTGATGTTACAGTTGGTGGCGTTGCTAAAGATGTTATCGACGACGATAAGGCTTATCTCGTTGCTGTATCTGATAGTAAGAAAAATAAACCGGGTTACTTTTATCGTAGAAAGCTTGGTGGAACGATGGTTTCTGCTATGCCTGACACGACTATTGTAGCTAAAGAACGTGCAATTGTATCAACTGGCAATATGAAATCTACGGACACTACGGATTCATTTGCTTTGGGAGTTGCAGGTATCGAGCAATTTGGTGCAGTTTTGACCAATTCATATTGCGTAGCCGAGTTTGATCTTAATGGTTAATCTGGTTTGAAGTCTTGAGGGGAGCATGTCTCCCCTCTCCAAAAACCTTCAACCAGAGGAAATAAATCATGGCAAATTATTATACAATTTCATGGATTCTAAAAATTCTTAGAAGTCTTTTAAAAGACAGGCTTCAAAATAACAATAATGCTCCTGTTGTTTTTACAGACACAACCGATACTTTATTTACACTTCCCGATGATAATGTGAGTGAATCAACTATTGTTATTAAGAAAAATGGAATTATTTTAGATGATGCTGAATGGTCGTTTGATTCATCAACAAATGAAATAACAGTAACGATTTCAGTAGCTACAACTGACATTTTTACAATTACTTACAGTTTTTATGAAAAATATTCTGATTCGGAACTTGCAGATTATATTGAAGCATCATTAGCAATTTTTTCACAATATGGTTATAGAAAAACATTTCTTTTAAGTGATGATGAAACGAAAATTGTAACTTATAATGGTATTAATCCTACTTTAAAAGAATCTTATGAAATTGCAATTATAACTTCTATTAATGTAGACCCAAGAAATATAAATATTGATACAAGAGAATTTAAAATTTCGGCGGAAGAAGATAAAAGCAAATCTGATTTAATTGCTGAAGCTTTTGATAAGTTTATGAATTTTACTGGTGAAGTGTCATTTGAACCAGAATTAGGAGAGGATGAATAATGGCTAATTTTACTATTCCATATACTACTCCTGCAAACTATACTTATGATGATACAAAGATAACTGTCGAAAATGGTGTAGCTAAATTAAAAAATTTAACACCTGCAAATGAAACATTTTATGCTAATTATAACTCTAATATAAATGGAAGTAGAGGATTAGGTGTTTTGACTGCAACGGCTGTTGGTGGAGCTTCTGTTAGTGATGGTAAATTAGATTTGTCTTATAACGATAAAAGATATGTAAATTATGATGCAAATTTAAATGCAGACAGTCAACAGGTTGGATGTATTCGATTTAAAATCATCCCCGCCTATTCTAATGCTCCAACTACTGATAGATGGTTTTTTTGTGTATGTAAAGCACATAATGATATAAAAAATACAATACAATTACGACATTCTCAATCGGGAGCTTATTTAAGACTTCATGTTTATGATAAAGATGGAAATTTTATAGTAGAGCATCTTTGTGGTCAATTTCTACCAGTTGCAGGAACAGAATATGAAATTGAATTTAATTGGGATTTTACTACTGGTGCAACCCGTTTATTTATAAATGGGGTACAAAATGGTTCAACATGTGTTAGCACTTGTTTAAGAGATTCAAATATAGGATTATTAAGAATAGGCAGTGATTATGATGCTGGTAATTCTACTTATTCTCAATTTAAAATAGATGATTTTCAAGTTTTTTCAACAGTTCAACATACTGCAAATTATACTCCCGAAGCAGTTTCGGAAACACCCTATTCTGATGATTCACCGACGATTTATAAAACTTTAGGTGATAGTATTGCTAACATCGAAGAATTCATAGCTTTTGCTGAAACTTTAGGAAGTGAAAATGAAGGAAACATTCGTTATCAATTATCTGACGATGGAATTGTTTGGTTATATTGGAATGGTTCTATTTGGACTACAGCAGGTGTGGGAGATTATAACACAGAGGCAGAATGTGAAGCACATATGCTTGATTTTGATGCAACGGCTGATAAAATATATGTTAAAGCTTTTTTAATTTCGGATGGAAATCAAAAAGTAGAACTTGATGAAAATCAAGTGGGATATGTAATAAATACCGCACCTTCAGTTTATGCGGGATTAAATAAAACAGCTATTTATAATACTGCAATAATTCCATTTTCTGATTGTTTATTTTCTGATGCAGAAGGTAATATAACCAAAGCCGAATGGAAAGAAGAAGGTGGTGTATACGCTGAAATTTCTCAAGGAGCTTATACCACTTTATTAGAAGCCGTTCAAGCTTTTTCTTATACACCAACTCATTCTGGAAATAAAACTTTATACTTAAAAGTAACCGATTCTTATGATGCTTATGCCGAAGATACAATGGTTGTAAATGTTAATAAAGTTACTGTTACTATTAACATTCAAGATTCGGTAGGTAATAATATTCCAAATGTTACTTGGGATGCAGGAGATAGTTCTGAATCTTCTACACAAAGTAGTCCATTTTCTTTTACATACGACATAGGTTCTTGGACAGCAGTATTAACAAAAAATCATTATAATACTTTATCTCAATCTGTATCACCATCAATTTCAACTACTTCTTTAACCTTTACAATGAGTAGAGAAGATAGAATTGATGACATTGTTGTTAATTTAAATATACCTGAATTTTTTACGTTGGGTGATACATTTACTATTGATGGAATGCTTAATACTGATTTGACAGGGTATAAAATTCGTTGTGAAATTTATGATGATTATAATCGGTTTGTGAAATTAGCAACATCAAATAGTGGCGGTTCTGATTCTGAAATTGAAATCATCAATGCTTCTACAGGAGAATTTATTATTACTTGTGCCAAAGATTTAACTGATAATTTTTCTCGGAATGTAACAATTGAAATTGAAGTTGAAAATGCATCTGGACAAGTTCGTACAATATTTAAAAAGAAATTTAAATTTTTATCAGAAAATTTAACATGGACTGACCCTTCATGACTCTAAAATACACAAAAAGTTGTGCAGATAAAATTTTTAAAGAGTTTGCAGTAAAGATTAAAGTTTATTTACGAGCGACAAAAACAAAGTCTGCAAAATTTGATAAATATCATAATGAGGGTTATACGATCACTAATCAAAATTATTATTCACCAAAAGCTCTTGTTCGTGATGCACAACCAAATGAATTGATTTTAAAAGAAATGGGCAAATCTGTTTTCGCAGTAAAAAAACTTGTAGTTCAAGATAGGGTTATTGATTTAATTAAAAATGCTGAAAAAATCGTTATAGGAGATTACGATTATTATGTCTACAATGATGCTGTCGGAAACAAGTTGCAGATTATTGGCAATGCTTTCGGGTATTCTACTATTATGGTTTTCCGTAAGGAGATTTAAACTGTGAGAATAACTGTAGCCGTTAGAGGAAAGGTTGGTTCTCAGTTTATTCGAGAAGAAATTCAATTTGTTCATAATTTAAGTCGTTCTGATTTAGAAAGAATTGCGAAAGAAACTGAACAAATTATTAAAGATACAATTATGAGTAAGTCTCGGCTTCCAACTGGTCATTTGGCGAATTTATTTTATGCAGAAGATTTATCCAGTGGAAATGAAGTAGCTTGGGGAATTGGCAACATTGAAGAATTAGATAAAGAAGCACCGTATTGGAATCATATAGATAAAGGAAGTGAAGGAATCGGAGCAAATTGGCAACACTTTCTTCCTAAAGGTTTTTGGGAAAATGGTAGATGGATTGAAAATGCGTCAGGTTATTCTGGAATTCAACCGCAAACACCAATACAAGCTTTTAATTATATCTCCGAAACTTTAGCTCAAATGAATGCTCGAATTCCACAGTTATTAAAAGACACAAGTATAAGTTCAATTCTTTTAAGGAGTAGATAATGTCAACTTGGAGATTATATCGGAATGAAGAAGCTAGTCTGTATGATTTTATTACGGCTCAAGCTGTTTCTGATTCTTTAACTGACATTGCAGGAAATTCTGTTAATTTTCAGGTTGGTCGAAAAGACACCCAAGACTGGTCACTTCCATTAATCACTTTTTATTTTGATTCAGAGGTTTCTACAAGATTTGAAATTGGTTCTTTTAAAAGAGATGATTTGCAAACAATAATAATAGATATTTATGCTTTAACCGAAACTGACCGTCTTGATTTAGCAAAATGGGTTGTTGATACTATTAATAATGGTTGGACGTATTATGTTTATTCTGATAATGGTTCTGATCCTGATTCACCGACAAAAGTAGAATCGGGAAGAATTAATGTTCAATCTTTTATTGAAAATACAAGAGTTAATTTAGGACAAAATGTTGATAAATATGACCAACATAGGCATAGAATAAGTATTAGTGTTTTTAAAAGTGGGAGTTGATTATGAGTGAAGTTTTTGATTGGAAAATTGCAATTTTTGGTTTAAACATTGTTCAATTTGTTGGAATGATGGTTGTTTTTTCTGTTATTAAATTCAATGACCTTCGCCATTTGGAAGAAGATGTGAAGGCTTTAGATAGAAAACAAAGAGAATATGAAATAAAACAAGATGACCGACATATAGCTAATTTGGAAGCTATTAAAGATGTAGCTGTTAAAGTTGGCGAGTTATCAGGAAAAATTAAATAAATGTGTCACGATTTGCAAAAAATACATAATCGGTTAAAAAAAGTTTTAACAAAAGAATTTTTGAAAAATGAATATTTCATAAAAAGAAAATCAACTATTCAAATTGCAAAAGAGGTTGGATGTCATTATTGTGTTATTGGAAGATATTTAAAAAAATTTGGCATGAAAACAAATCAGAGTAAGATAAGAAAAGGGAAAAAATTAAATACTAGACTTGTAAAAATTTTTACGAAAGATTATTTATATAATGAATATATTTTAAAAGATAGAACATCGAATGATATTGCTAATGAACATAATACCGTTCATGAAGTTGTTTTAAGATATTTACGAAAATTTAATATTCAGATTCGAAATTCTAAACAAGCAGGGATTAAGGGTGGTATTAGAGCAGAAAAACATTGGAATTGGTTGGGTGGATGTAAAAGTAATGGACATACCTATATATTTCGTAAAAAAAGACATTTAATCATTGAAAGAGATAATTTTATTTGTCAAAATTGTGGTATGACAAAAGAAGAACATTTTGTTAAATTTAATTGTGATTTTAATGTACATCACATTGATTATAATAAAGAAAATGATAATGACAATAATTTAATTACTTTATGTAAGAGTTGTCATGGTTTTACACACAAAACTAAACAAAATTGGAAACGGCATTTTAATCAAAAAATAAAGGAGAAATCAATATGAGCCGAGAAATTCAACACGCATCATCTTGTAAACCAATTTCGGTTCCAGTCAACAACGATGTGGCAAAAGATAATTGGGATAGAGTTCAGAACTTTTCTGCAAGCACAACTCAACCGCAGGAAAAAGTTTATGAAATTGGTAGATTAGCTAAAATGGATTTTGATAAAGACATCTTAGAAGCAACTTTATCAATTTCTCAGTTAGAATATGGAACAAATGCTTCTTATTTGCAGTTGGCTGGTGTTTCGGCTGAACCTAGTGGTGGTTTTGAATTAAGTGATTTTGATGACCCAAGAATTGACTTCTATTCACCGGGTAAGGATGAATACGGTGGAACAGTTGAGCAGACTCTTTGGCTTCAATATATGGCTTTAGATTCTTTGGGATTAGAAATTAATGCAGAAGAAAGAATTGTTCGTAATTTTGAGCTTAGTGGTGATTATTGCAAAATTGCTAGAGAAGGAAATAAATATCTAATTTTTAAAGAAGATGATGCCCCTTCTGGAACATCTGGTAATTATACTATTGATGTTAGTGACCCTGCACCAGTTGTAGACCCAAATAATGCTGGTGTATACATTTTGGCGTTATATCGTATTCGTAGCGGTACAGCTACTCAGTTGACTTTAACTACTGATTATACTTATAACAATGCTACTAATGAAATCACGATTCTTTCAGCTTTGGCTAGTGATAATTATCGCATTTGGTATACTGCCGCTTCTTATGGAACCGCAGGCGACCCAACTTCTTTAAATGATGCTGATGATTATTTTCTTAGTGCAGAAAATGTAACAGTAACTATTGATGATGGAACTAATAGTGCTGTGGAATTGGATAAATTAACCAGTTTGTCTATTACTGCTACTTTGAATAGAACTGAACAAGGAAAAATTGGTTCAACTTCAAAGTTTAGAGATGTTGAAAGTTATGATGTTTCTTGTGCTTTGGGTGGATTTGTAAAAGATTCTACTATTCAGGAAGCGTTAATGCAACAGGCTGGTCAGTCGTGGGGAATTATTGACTATTCTTCATTTGATACAGTTGATGTTATTATTAAAATTTATGAAACATCTTCTAAATCGTCTTTTTTGATTGGATACAAGGCAAGTGATTTAGAGTTTGCTGATGATTCTAATGATAAAAATGCGAATGAGAATACTGAAGAGAGTATTACGTTAAGTGGTGACGCTTTAATTATAACCACGACAGAAGGAGATTTGTAAACAATTACAAATAAAAGACTTATGAGGGAGATAAATTCTCCCTCTCCAAATTTATTAATAACGGTAAGGGAAAGGGTAAGGTTATGTTTTCAATTAAAAAGGGAGTGTTTGAAGGTATCTTGAAGAAGAAGTTTAATGGGATGGTTGGAAATCTTTGTGAATTAACCGAAACATATGCTCAATCTAAAGGTGTATCGGCTGACGCAAAGGAAGTAAGAGAAACTATTCAAAAATTAAAGAAGTTTTCTTATGATACCATGAGAGAAATTGAAGGTCAGGTTGAAGCTTTTTCAAACGGAACGCAAGTGAGTGTAAATTTTATTAGACCTGATTCTAAATAATAGAACAGGTCTTTTTTTATTTACAGAAAGGTTAGGTCAAAATGAATAGTGTAAACGAAGAAGAAATTTTTGAAGAATTAAGAAAAGATGATAATGATGATGAAATAATTCAAAGTAATCAAACATCTTTTTCATATGGTGGAAAAAATTATCGTATTATAATGCCGAATCAGTTTCAATTAACAAAGGCTAAACAATATAAATATCGTTGTTTTGCTCAATTGGTTAAAGAAGGAAGTCCACTTCAAAAAAATTGGATTAAAACTTTAAAAGAACAAGATGTTGACATCGAACAATTGCGGGATGAACTTCGTCGTTATCATAAAGAACTCGTTCAATTAAGTATTTCTGAAGCAAAAACTAAAGATTCTGAAAAGAAAACTAGAGCTAAACTTGATACAAAATTAGATGAAATAGAATCTAAAATGAAAAAAATCAGTGATAAAATTGCTGATAATTTAGCTCCAACGGCTGAAGCACAAGCAAATGAAGAGTATTATCGTTATTTAACTGCGGAATGCACTGAAGTTTTGGTTGATGAAAAAGAAGATAAATGGGAAAGGGTTTGGGATTCTTGGAAAGAACATCAAAAAGACCAATCAAATTTGCCCTATATGGCGTTAGGTAAAGTGGTTAGTTTGATTTATTATTAATCGGTATGGATATGTTAGATAAAAAAATTAGAAAATTGGCTCGTAGTCAAAAATGGCAAAATTTGTATCAGGCCAGTAAAAATTGTGGATTTGTTTCTTTATTTAATAATTCACACAATTATAGTGGTTTGCAGATTAAATTTTTGTATTATCTTTCTGTTTATGATATGTTATATGCTGAATTAGCTAAACATGAAGACCCATTTTTGTCAGAACAAGTTATTCAAAATGATAGAAGATGTGATTGTTATTTAATTTATCGAAATAAAAAACATGATTATCTCTGGAAACAATATAGAAAAGATGAAAGAGCAAGAGATTTAAAAAATCGTAATCCCAATAGAAGAAAAAGAACTTCTAAAGGAAAGCAAACCTCAATTAATGTAGATTTGAGAAGGGAATAAAATGGCAGGATTGAACCAAAGAGTTATTGCATATGTATCTGATATTTCTAATGCCCTTCGTGGTATAAAAAGATTAGAAAATGCTAACACTCGTTTATCAAAGGGTCTTGGTAGACAATATGGACGAGTGAGTAAGGTTATGTCTCGAACTTTTGAAGATATGAAAAGAAGTTCAGTTGAAGCAGTAAAGGCAACTGACCCTGCGTCTGGAAGTGTGCGTAGATATACTGAATCTGTTCGATTAGCTGATGGTAGAATGGGTGAATTAGTTACCACTGAAAAAATTCTAAAAAATGGCACTAAAAAAGTAACTACATCTTTTAATGATGCTGGTAAAAAAACTGTATCTCTTGGTCAAAATATGGCTCGTCTTGCAAAAAGAGCCGCAATAACTATTCCCATTTGGTTAGCTCTTAGAGGGGCTGTTATGGGAACATTTCGAACAATCAGTGGTGGGATTAAAACAATTGCTGAACAAGATAGAGCATTTCAAAAGGCGAGAGTAAATTTACAAGCAACTGCAAAAAACCAAGAAGAATTAAATATACAATTTGATAAATTGAAAAAGAAAACATTAGAATTATCATTACAAACTGGAAAATCTGTAACAGATATAACTAATGCTTTTCAAAGATTTGCGACTGTTGGGTTTGATTTTGAAGTTGCAATGACTGGTGCAAGTGAAGCCACTAAACTTGCTTTAGCTCGTTTTGGGGATACTGAAGAAAATGCCAATGCACTTGCTAGAGCTTTTAAACTCTTATCTGATAATTCATCAGATACAATTTCTACTTCAGAACAATTAAGTAAAACAGTGGCTTTAATTGCAGAATTATGGAAAGACCAAGCTTTTGAAGTTGATGAATTAGCTGGAGCTTTGGAACGATTTGCTCCTGTTGCTAACATTGCTAATATGTCAATGGAAGAAACTATTAAAATTCTTGCGGCATTACAAACAGCAGGTATTAGAAGTACAAGAGCTGGACGATTATTATCCACATCTGTTTTACAATTAAATAAAAATTTCGATAAATTAAATTCAGTTTTGGGATTAGATATTAATCCTGAAATGTATACTACTTTTGAATTATTTCAATTGGTGTTAAATGAAATCAATAAATTAAGTAAGGTTTCTGATTTTAAAGCAATTGAACCATTAAAT